ATATAGGGTAATATATACTTCTCTTTTTATATTCTTCTTTCTTTGTTACTTTCTTTCTTCTTTTCTTTTTCTCTTGAGCTATTCAGCAGCTTTTTATAGATTAACAGTAAAAGTTTCATAAACTTTATCTGACCATATAGAGAATAAAGTTACTTGAATTTCAACAGGTGTGGTTGTGTCGTTCAATTCGTAAACATCTTGAACTTCTAAACTTTTACCCGGCTGAAGTTCCTTTCTTCCGAGTTCAATATCAAATCCGTCTATTCCACCTGCGTAGTATACGGTGCCACATTCTATTCCGTCTTGAAAAGCAGTGCAGGTGACAGCCGTATCAAACGAACGGTTTTCGTTGCTATTATTCGTGAAAATATAATTAACAACTAAATATGGGGTTTTATCTCTATATGATATTTTGGCAGATTTAAGTTCCAAGTAATAATTTAATATGTTGCTGGATGTAGTAGTTTTACTTTGAGTCGTACTTGATGGTTTAGTTGAATCCGAATTATTGTTATCAGCAGCAACTGTAGAAGTATTTGTTAGTTGACTATTGTTATTGTTATTTTTAAATAATTCAGAACCAAGCAACAATACTACGATGATAATAGCCCAAAACCACCACTTTGTGTATATTTTCTTTTTGGGTGGTTTTGCATCTGAATTTTGCTGATAGACGTCATTATATAAACCTGTTGAAGTATTACAATAAGGGCAGAAAATTGCATTATCAGGTATTTCTTTTCCACATTTTCGACAGAACATAATTTTTCTCCTTCATTATTCCGCTGCCTTTTTCAGCAACTTAATATACTCAATAGCTTTCTTTTGGTTTTCTTCTGACAAATCTAAGAAATCAGAAACCAGATTATCACAAACGCTTTCCTTTGTTAATGGTTCTGTGTCTTCCCAGCCCATAATATAAGCAGGGGAAACACTTAAAGCTATTGAAATGGATTCTATTTTATCTGATGGAATGTTCGAAATAACCCCTTTTTCGTACCTCTGTATAGTTTGCTTACTGGTGCCAACCATTCTTGCTAACTGTTCAAGAGTAATTCTCTTTTCTTTTCTTTTCAAGTAAATTCGTTCACCGATTGTCATTATGCTCACCTCTGCCATCATTATAACAAAAATTACACAAAATGCAACTTTTTTTTTATAATTTTCTGAAAAATTACTTGACAAGTGACTTTTCGAGTGATATATTAGTCACATAACAAGTGACAGGAGTTGATAAAATGGTTCGTACAGATTTGTTACGTGGGATAATTGCAAAAAAAGGTTTGTCAATGAGAAAAGTTGCGTTTCACCTTGGAATGACTGAAAAAACCTTTTATTCAAAGATGAAAAAGGGTGTATTTGATAGTGATGAAATTCAACTTATGATTGAATTTCTTGAAATTAAGAATCCTATGCCTATTTTTTTTGCAAAACAAGTCACATATTAAGTGACTTGTTGCGATGTAAGAGGAGATTTGAATATGAATGATATTTCCTTGAAAATTCTTAGGAAAATTCGTAAAGCCGAAAGAATAACCCAAGAAGAGATGGCAAGTAGATTAGGCTATTCGGGTAAGCAAGGGTACTGTGAACTGGAAAACGGTCGTGTTGAAATGACTGTAAATCAACTTGTTAAGATTAAAGAAATCTTAAATTTGTCTGATGATGAAGTGATTTGCTATTTCTTAAGTAGTTCGCAACACATAGGACAAAGTCTTAAACACTAAACTTTATCTCATCAATGAAGTTTCAGAGCAAAACAAAAAGCCGGCAAAGGCGCAATCCTTACCAGCTTCTGCCGAAATTTGTTTACTCAATATTCCCTGCAATCTTTCGATATATGTAATTGCGCTGCATATTTCTGTCGGGAACGTAATCACTTTCGCAGTTTCCGTTCTGCAAATGCCTAATCGCTGATTACCTTAAGGAGAGCCTTAATACGGTGAAGCATTTTAAATGAGTGCCGTCTCGTGCGTTTTTTTATATCTTGCTTCTCTGCAAGTAGTAACGCCGTATCAGGGTTTCTGTCTTTAACCAGGTTATAGGTGCTTTGGTACCACCGTGACGACCTGAAGTTTGAGAGCAGGCATAGTCAAAAGTTTCTTCAAAAAGACCACTTCCTTTCTGCCTCATAGGCTCTCTCATTCTACCAAATCTTTTTGCAAAACACAAGTATTGCTCTGAAATTTCATTGATGAGATAAAGATTTCATAAGGTTGTAGGTTGAACATAGGACAAAGTCCGAAACACATATCATTAAAGGGAGGTGCTTTAAATGGGTAAGTATGACGAGGGTCATGTTGTTGAAGAATTAAAAATCGGCAATACGAGAATAAAAATTTGTGATGATTATTGTAGAGATAAAACTTCTGAAGAAGTTGAGGCTATCTTGGCCAGGATTGCAAGAATAGCTCAGACCTCTCTATCGTATGCCTACGCAAAAGAAAACGCATAAGATATTAAGTCTATTGTAAAAACAGGAGGATGGACAAGTTATGAAAAAGTTTTTTTGGGTCTATAAGTATTATTTCATTTTATCTGCATTGATTATATTTTCGATACTCGCTGGTTTCTTTTTAGGCTTGGGTATCGGGAAACACTCTGAACAGACAAAAGTTTTAGAAGAAAAACAAGTAATCTCGGTAGAAACTCCTACTTTTGTACCTGAAATCACAGACGGCAGGACAAGCCTCGGTGAGTTTAAGCTGACAGGATATTGTATATGCTCTGAGTGTTGCGGAGGATATTCGGACGGTTTAACTGCCACAATGACAAACGCAACTCCTGGTAGAACGATTGCTGTTGATCCAGATGTGATCCCTTATGGTTCAATAGTTGAGATAAACGGAAATGAATACATTGCAGAGGATTGCGGTAAAGCGATTAAAGGAAATCATATTGACATACTTTGTGCATCACACGAGCTTGCTGAAGCTTTTGGTGTTCAGTACGCTGAGGTCTATTTGGTTAACAATTCGGCAGAGGACATCTGCCAATAACAGAATGTAGTACAAAGGTAGTACATAAGACCGTCCCTCTTATTATTCGGGTTCGACTCCCGACATTCTGACAAACGGTTAGTCCTCATCCATAAAGGGCGGCGAACTCTGGCAACTCTCATAGCCGTAAAGATTGTGAAGATGAAGTGGCCGCCGAGAACAGTTCGGCACTATACGGAGGTTTCGTCAAGCGGTAAGACAACAGATTTTGATTCTGTCAGCGGGGGTTCGAATCCCTCAACCTCTGCCAAAAGGGCATGGTCTTTTATAATCCCTTTTCAAAATCCATACGGCATTCTCCTTGATTATTTTGTGTGTTTTATCTTTTTTATAATCCGTATGGTTGGCGGCTCGGAACAGACGAGCAACACGGGAATGTAGCACAATGGGCAGTGTGGCAGAGACGAAGGCATTGGTTCCCCGCCAAAGACCACTCAGCAGGTTGTCAGTTCGAGGCTGACCGTTCCCCATTTAAAAACCTTTTTTATAACAGACGAGCCATGACGGATGTGCCCGCACCACTGCTCTCGGAATCCGTGCCGTGAAAATCGGCAAATATGGGAATGTAACTCAGTAGTCAGAGGAATTTGTGTCGCAGGTGCAAATCCTGCCATTCCCACAAGCGGTTCTGTTTTTACCTGTTTCTTATCTTCCACATCCAAGAAACGAAGAAACAGGAAATTTTAATAGGAGGTGGAATCCAATGGCGTATTATGACACTTGCCCGAACTGCGGCTCAAATCTTGACCCGGGTGAAAAATGCGAGTGTGCACAGTATCAGCAGCGTGAGCCGCCCGTAAAGAATGAATCGCCCTACTAGAGGACACGCGAAACAGTAAAAGCGTCCTAAATCGTTGGGCGATTGGAATCTACAAAGGAGGTATTAAATTGAGTACGCTGAAAAGACTGGTTGCAGAGTTCGTTGAAAATCCCTCAGAGGAAGAAATCAATGAAGCAACGCCTATGGCAATCCTTAAACGTGACAGAATTATCGAGCGTGAGGGAACTGCCGGCGGTACAAGAATGCTGCTTGATTATCTCGCACAGCTTATAGCTGAGCAGATAGGCAACAACAGAGTGGAGCGTTTCACTTTTATGGATTACGAACATAAAAAAAGGCACGTCGCCGAAGCGAACGCACCCACATCACACGACTATTTTAATGGATACCCCGAAAAATGTCAAGTGGTAAACATAACAATTTTTTATCAAGGAGGAAATATATGAGCGAAATTGAAACAACAGCTGAAATAGTAGAATCTGAGCCTGCTGAAAGTGCAGAACTCATAAAGGTAGTTCAGCTCCCCATTATCTACGAACAGCTTGAAACAGTAAAGACTGCCATTCAGAACAGCGTTGCACATGCTCTCTCGCTTGAATGTACGGAAGAATCTTACAAAGAAATCAAAGACATAAAAGCGAAGATGAACGCTGATTTTAAACGTCTTGAATCGCTGAGAATTGCCGTTAAAAAAGAGGTAATGAAGCCTTATGATGATTTCGATATTCATTACAAGGAATGCGTTACAGATATTTTCAAGCCTGCGGAAGCAGAACTTACAGACAGAATAAATGCTGTCACAGACGGTCTGAAAGCGCAGAAAAAGGAAAAGGCTGTTATATACTTTGACGAGTATGTAAAAGCCAAGGAAATTGATTTCCTGACCTTTGAAATGCTCAATATCACTATCAACATGAACACAACCGACAAGAGCATAAGAAAAGCTATAACGGAATTTGTTGATAGAGTTGCTGAAGCTCTTGAAATGATTAACACTCAGGAATATGCTGCTGAGATTCTTGTTGAGTACAAAAAGACACTCAATGCAAATCAGGCGATTCTCACGATCAATAACAGGCATAAGGCGATTGCCGAAGAAATTGAGCGTCAGGAAAAACTCAGAGCCATTGAGGAAGTCCGAAAGGCTCAGACCGCAAAAGTCGAGCAGGCTATCATTGATGATTTCGAGGAATCTGCCGGAGATTCTTTCTTCTCTGCTCCCGAAGTTGTTGAAGCACCGGAAGAAGAAACAGAAGAATTCCACGCCCCTGCGGTTGCAGAAGAAGCTGAGCAGGTGTTTAAGGCTTCGTTTACAGTCACAGGAACAAAAGCACAGCTCAAAAAGCTGGTTGATTTCATAAAGGAGGCAAAAATAAATTATGAGCAGTTCTAATGTCCCCACCGCAAATAAGCCCAAATTTTCGGTTGCAATCTCTCAGCCGAATTATCAGAAGCTTATTAACAACACTCTCGGCGATCCGAACAGAGCGAGACGTTTCGTAGCGGCAATCAGCTCCGCCGTCGCCGTAAATCCTGCACTTCAGGAATGTACTGCCGGCTCAATCCTTTCAGGTGCGCTGCTCGGCGAAAGTCTGAATCTTTCTCCGTCACCTCAGCTCGGTCAGTATTATCTTGTACCGTTTAAGAGTAAGGCCAAGATAAACAGAGCAACAGGAGAAGTTCTTGAAGATGAATGTTCAAAAGCGACTTTTGTTCTCGGCTATAAAGGTTACATACAGCTTGCATTAAGAAGCGGCTACTATGCTGATTTAGATTCAATCGAAATCAAGCAGGGCGAATATCTCGGCAAGGATTCAAGCACCGGTAAACCGAAATTTCAGTTTATCGAAGATGATGATGCAAGAGAACAGCTTGAAACAGTCGGATATATGGCATTCTTCGAATATCTCAATGGCTTCAAAAAGGTAATTTACTGGAGTAAGGAAAAGATGCTTTCTCACGCAGATAAGTATTCTCCGGCATTTAGCAAAGAGAGCTATGAGAAGATTCAAAATCACGAAATTGCCGACAAGGATATGTGGAAGTATTCTTCATTTTGGTATAAGAGTTTTGACGATATGGCAAAGAAAACAATGCTACGGCAGGTCATAAGCCATTGGGGAATAATGAGCATTGAAATGCAGACAGCTTTTGAAAAAGACAATATGCTTGTTATGCAGAAAGATAGCGGAGAATTTGTTTCAGATATTCCTGAGTTTTCGGCTCAGTCTGAATCATCTCTCGATATAATACCTGAATCAACAGATTCAATACCAAAGGTTGACCTTAATAACCTTTAATAACCCAATTTAAAGTGTGTGAGTTCGATAAATAGAACTCGGACAGTCTGCGTTTGAGGCTTGCAAAAAGCTCGCTACTGTCGATATTAAATACGGAGGATTTATATGTATATATTTTCGCTTTTCTGTATGCTTGTGATTGTGAGCAGAATTGAAAATTAGATACGATATTATATCAACAGGTTCACAAGGCAATGCAGTAATAATAAATGATTTTATTCTTATTGACTGCGGCGTTCCGCTTAATGCTCTGAAACCTTATGTATCAAAATTAAAACTTGTATTGCTCACACACATTCATTCAGACCATTTCAATAAAACCACAATAAAGAATCTTGCCAGGGAACGCCCTACCTTACGTTTTGCCTGTGGGCGTTGGTTGGCAGAGCCGTTAGTCAGATGTGGTGTATCAAAGAATCAGATTGATGTTCTTGATTTCAACATCACTTATGGCTACGGGCTGTGTAATGTTATCCCAGTACCGCTGGTACACAATGTTCCTAACTGCGGTTGGAAAATACATTTTGCTGCCGGCAAAATGGTTTATTGCACAGACACAAACAATCTGAACGGAATAACAGCTCGTAATTATGACCTTTTCATGATTGAAGCAAATTATGAAGATGAAATAATACAAGAGAAAATCCGTCAGAAAAGGGAAAATGACGAATACGCTTACGAGGTTCAAGTGCTTAAGAATCATCTTTCAAAAGCGAAAGCCAATGATTTCATCTATAGGAACATAGGACCTCACGGCCAATATATCTATATGCATTGTCATGTTGACGAGGACGGTGAACAAGAATGATTACAACAGCGAAGATACTGCGAATGACTGATAATCAATTAGTCATAGCTCCAACAAATGACATATCCAAAGAAATAGAGCAGAAACAAATAAAAACAGTTGAGCTTCGTTTAGACGACGGTAGAAAAATATCGGCCGAACAACGAAGAAAGATTTTTGCCATTATTAGAGATATAGCTTTGTGGAACGGAGATGAGCCGCAGTACCTTCGCTGTTATCTTACTTGGGATTTTTGCAGTAAGTATGAAATAGACTTTTTCAGCTTATCTGATGTTGATATGACTACTGCAAAGGATTTCATTACCTATTTGATTGATTTTTGCTTCCGTTGGAATGTACCGACTAAAGACACATTGCTCAACGAAACTGACGATATTAGTAAGTATTTATATCTGTGCTTACTATATAGAAAATGTGCTATATGTAACGACCCTGCGGAAGTACATCATGTTGACAGAATAGGAATGGGAAGAGATAGAGAGAAAATTGTTCACATAGGATTAAGAGCAATAGCTTTGTGCCATAAACATCACGATATTGCTCATGCAGATGAAAAAAGATTGTTTGAACAATACTTTGTATATGGAATTAAGCTCGATAGTTACCTATGTGAAAAATTAAATCTTAATACCAAACCAAGGAGGTAAATATGGCACGCCAGCCAAAAAAAGGGCTTGCATATTTTCCTACTGATGTTGATTTGTATGATGACTTCAAAATCATTGACTTGCTCGAACGATTTGGACCGCAAGGAACAACCATATATCAAGTTCTATTAACGCTAATTTATAAGAATGGTTATTACCTTGATACGCCTTTAGATAAGGTATCTCTATTGCTTGTGCGGACAATCGGAAGTAAATGGATAAATAAGGAACGAGCGAAACAAGTTATTCGCTATTGTGCGGAAATAGGTCTTTTTGATAGTGACCTCTTGTCACAAGGTGTTATAACCTCTGTTGGGATTCAGTTGCGTTATAGAGAAGTCACTGCAAGAAACAAATCTGATAAATCTTTATATTGGCTGTTAAATGACAAACAGCCTTTGGAAAATGTTGCAGAAACCCCTCAAAATGTTGCAGAAACCCCTCAAAATGTTGCAGAAACCCCTATTTCTGTAACAGAAATGCAACAAATAAAAGAAAATAAAATAAAAGAAAAGAAAGAAGAAAATAATAATAGCTCGGAGCAAGGCGAGCTTGCACACGAGCCGGTAATAATTACTTTACCATTGATTGATAAAACTGAATTTTGTGTTGTTCAATCAAAAATTGATGAATGGTCAGATTCCTTCCCGGCGGTTGATGTAAATGCTGAACTCAAAAGAATGAGAGCTTGGCTTAACGCTAATCCAACGAAGAAAAAAACCTTGAGAGGTATTCAGCGTTTTATAGTTACTTGGTTATCGAAAACTCAGGATATGGGTGGCACAAGAGGTTATAAACCTCAAAAGCCATATGACAAATCAAGTCCTACATCTTATAGCGGAAGTGATGATAGTATGGAGTTTATAAAAGAGTATGGAGTTTGAGTTTAAAACACAAGAGTGCATTTGCCCTAAATGCGGAAAAATTTACGTAAAGCGATATGTTCCTTACATAAAACTATGGGTTGGAGAATGTCAGTGCGTTATTGACGAGAAAAAAGCGGATGAAGAAAAAAGACTTGAATTTCAGAAAAAAAGACGAATTGACGAAAATATAGCTAATAGCGGTATTCCAAAGCTATATACAAACAGCTCGTTTGATAATTTTGAAATTAGGTGTGGTACTGAAAACGCTTACAAAGTATCCAAAATATACGCAGAAACATTTTCGGAGTGTACAAAAGACGGAAAAGGACTTATTTTCGTAGGAAACACAGGAAGTGGTAAAACACATCTTGCTATAGCGATAGCTCACTCGATTTTAGACAACGGTTTAACGGTTAAGTTTACCTCGGTTGGAAACTTACAAAGAGATATAAATTCTGCTGATGATTATGGATTTACAGAGGCAAAGCTGATTAAAACATATTCAACCTGCAGATTGCTTATTATTGATGATATTTGCGTTGCAGATATAGGAAATAAAATAAAAAGAATACTCTTTGATATTATAGATAACCGAGTAAATTATGTTAAACCTACTATTTTTACTACAAATATATCTGACCTTGAAGAAATCAAAGAAAAACTTAATGAGCAAATATATGACAGAATTGTGGGAAACTGCAAAAAAATAAATGTATTTGCTGATTCATATCGAAGGAAGAAGTGAAAGGAATGGTTTAGTGGGAGGAAAAAAGTGGTCCGATGAAGAAATTGAAAAATTAAAATGTTTATGGGGAAATTACACAATTCGTGATATTTCAGTCAAAATGGGTAGAAGTGTAAATTCTGTTTGCATAAAGAGTAAAAGGCTTAAACTAAACGGACAATTTTATCGTGGGGACATTATGAATTCTAGACAAATATCAAGACTTATGGGTGTGGATTCCCATACTGTAACTGATTATTGGATAGCTAAATGTGGATTGCCTGCAAATAAGAAAAGAACAAGAGATGATAACAGCAAAATTTTTTATATTATTAAGTATTCAAGTTTTCTAAATTGGTTGAAAAACAACCAAGATAAATGGGACAGCCGGAGAATTACAGAGGATTTGCTAATACAAGATAAGTGGTTCAGTGAAAAAGTTGAAGCAGATAGAAAATTACCTAAAAACAGATTCAAAAAGTGGACCGCATTAGACGATGAAAAAATTAAATTCTTGTATTACGTAAGATTGTTAAGCTACAAGGAAATTGCTGAAGTAATCGAAAGAAGCCCAATGAGCGTTGAAAGAAGATTTGGAAGAATAAGAGAAAAGGAGCGAGAAAAACGAAAGAAATAAACCAATTAAGTTTTTTTGATTTGGTTTTACCAAGCACAAGTGAAGTTGTTGAGCTTTCACAAAAAAACTTAAAAACATCAGCTGATATTATTGGTAAAAATAAACAATCAAACTTTAGCTATGCGCGAGTTCCTGATGAAGAATTTGGATATCGAATATATGGAAATTTAAAATTGCCAACTGTTGATTCGATTCTAAAAAAAATAACCAGTGATAGATATACTGTAAACACATATGAATTGCTTCATGATATTTTTGAATGTGGAGCAATAGCAATATCAAATCGGTTCACATACAGCAAAGAACGAGAAGAATTGTATAAGAAAACAATTTCAAAATACGATGAAAAAGTTCGCATAAAAATACGAGATGTTTTTAATGAAATCTATTTATTGTTAACATCACAAATAGATGGTGGATTTTACGATTATCTTGGAGAACTGTATATGAAATCATTTACAAGTAACAGTAAAGCAGGACAGTTTTTTACTCCATACAACTTATCGAAGCTGAGTGCAGAATTAGTGATTGGTTCAAAGGATATAAACCGATTTGTTAAGGAAGATAAAATAATCACAATGAACGAACCGACTTGTGGAGCGGGAGGTATGATTTTAGCCGCAGTTGATGTACTTTACAATAAGTATCATTTTAACTATTCAAGAAATCTACTTGTTGAATGTTCTGATGTTGATAAGAGATGTGTTTATATGACATATCTTCAGTTAGCTTGTAGTGGTGTGCCGGCTATTATTTATCATCGTGACACTCTGTCTATGAAAACATATGATAGATGGGAAACTCCAGCTTATATTATGCAATATATGAGATTTAAAAATGTTTTGGAGGTATAAAATGACTGAGTGTAAAGAAATGCTATTAGAAAAAATTTTATTATATCTTTCAAAATTCGATATTGACTTGCAAGAAGTTGATTTGAAAATTTCAAATATTCTTTATGAATATAATATTACCAAAAAAGAAGAGTCACTTATTCCATATTCGGATAGTAAAAACGAAGTGTATTTAAAACGATTTATTCTTTCAAAAGCAATAAGCGGATGCACTGAACGAACGCTCAAACATTACGATGATGAAATAAGGCGTGCTCTTGGTTGGATAGGAAAAGATATAGATGATATTTGTTCTAATGATATTAAAAATCTCTTCGCAATGAAGTTGACAAGTGGTAGCTCAAAATCCTATGTAGACACCATCAGAAGATATTTAAACAGCTTTTTTAATTTTCTCGATAAAGAGGAACTAATTGTAAAAAATCCTATGAAAAAAGTCGATAAGATAAAATTTCATAAAGAAAAAGAATTAGCCTTTTCGGATATTGAAATCGAGAAAATGAGAGCTGCGTGTAAAAATTCTATGGAAGTAGCTGTGTTAGAGACACTTCTAAGCACAGGATGTAGAGCGGCAGAATTAGTATCAATAAAAATATCTGATATTAAAGGAGATACGATTGAAATACTTGGTAAAGGTGAAAAATACAGAAATGTATATCTAAATGCAAGGTGCCAAGTATCAATACAAAAATATCTAAACGATAGAAAAGATAAAAACCAATATCTTTTCCCGGGTGGATTATTTGCTCAGAGCAATGAACTGATAAGAAGCAAACAAGGAGAATGGTATAAATATCCTGAATGTATTTCAAATTCAGAGCATTATGGTAGAGAATCAGTAAATTCAATCTGCCGCAGGATAGCGAAGAGGGCAGATGTAGAGAATACCCACGCTCATAGATTTAGGAGAACTTGTGCAACTATGGCATTAAGAAGAGGTATGCCTATTGAACTTGTTTCAAAAATGCTCGGTCACGAAAGTTTACAGACAACACAAATTTATCTTGATATTAAAGAAGATGATTTGAAAATTGCTCATGAAAAATATGTATATTAAGGAGTAAAAAAATGGTAATTGTTTCACAGAATAAAACTCATATATACAACTTTGATACGGTTAAAGAAATATATGCAACTCCTTCTAATTCTGACTTATCTATAAGAATTATATTATCAAACGATTCAAAAGGATATGAAGTAGGTAGATATGATACAAACAGTGACAGAATGACCGCAATTCAGATGATATACGAAAAAATGTCATCATATAATCTTATATTTGTGCCAACGGTAGAAGATGTTAGAACATATTTATCAAGAACGCATAATTCTGTCCAAAGAGCTGAAAACGGAAGAAAAACGGTCCGCAGAGGCGGAAGCTAATCAAAAGAAAGGAATATATTATGGATAATTTAATCGATTTAATTGATACAAGAGATTTCTATAAATTATCAATAGAAAAGATTGATGAAGAGTTTAAATCTTTTAAAGGTGACAAAAAAGGTGAAGCTGTAAAACAATATGTAGCTGATACTCTTAAAGATTTTTGCAAGAAAAATAAAGACTTCGCAAAAGTGGTTTATTTAACAAAAAGAACATTGTCTGATTGTATTGAAAGTGCAATGAGAGGATGTGGAAATTCTATATCAGATATAGAGGTTTACCGTAAAGTTGCAAAATTCTACTTTCCGAATTCGGAAGTTGAATTTCAAATGAATATCATTGTAGGTGAAAAACCTGATGAAAAATATCTCAATAAGGAAAACAAAAAGACCGCAGCTGACCCAAAAGAGAATAATGCTGAAAGTAATCCGGCAGAAAAGTCTACAGCAAAGCCTAAAAAGGAAAAGCCTGCAGAAAAAGAAGCTGATATTATTCAAATCTCTTTGTTTTAAACGGGGTGCGATATGTTAATAAAAAAAGAATTAAAAAAAATCCCTAACTGTGATTGCCCAGAATTCACAGTTAAGGAAATTGAAAAGTGTAAGCATATCGTTGCAGTTAAGATTGTTGATGTCAAAAACTGTGGTGAAATACTTGTTGCTGATTATTTTAGCACAGAAGGATTTAATTTGCAAGCCCGATTCTTTTGCGATAAAACCAATTACATAACATATATCCCCACAAAAGATGAATGGAATACAAAAGCATTAACTACACAGTTTGAAGGCGAAGTCGATATTCCATGTAAAGAGTATGATGAGGACTTAGTATCTGACTTTCTTGAAATATCTAAGCCGAATTGGAGGCAAGGTTACTATATTAACTGGCAGGCATATCCCGGAGTTCACGGAATTCTAAGTGAATTCATAAGACAGAAGGGAGAAGCTAAGGCAATAAGAGCGCGTTACAATAAAGCTAATTTTATGAAACGTTGTTTTGATATGCTGCCCAAAAAGTATCCTGCAAAAGTAACCGATTTCTTAGATGATGTAGCATATAAAACTACATATATCTTTTTCGGTAATCTTGATAATAAAAGGAAGCGTAAAGCTATTTGCGGACATTGTGGAAAAACATTCAGTGTTTCGGAAGATGTTAAACATAAGCATGAAACAGAGTGTCCTAAATGTCACAAAAAAGCCGTGTATTATGCTAAAAGATATTCTCCTAAAAAAGAGTCAATTACTTTATGTATTCCGTCAAAATATGATAATCAACTTATTTTTGAGTGGTTTAAAGTCGGAAGAGAATATTGTGGAACAAAACCTGTTTTTGAATTTGAGTCAATAGCTCGCACATTCTATTTAAACAATAAAGGTAAGCCCAAAATAAAAAGCTACGGAATATCATGTGCACCGTATTATTGGGGCTCACATTGGGCGGATTGGGGAAGCAATCCGGTATATCGTAAAGCTTATGTATATACTAATGATTTTAAATCTATTTTTGGAGATAGGTATTATAACATAAATCTTTACGAGGTGCTTAAAAAGCAAGAATATCCCATAGACTTTATTGCTCTTCTTGACAACCTTAAAAATTATCCTGTGACTGAATATCTCTGTAAAAAGGGACTTTTGATGTTTGCTTCAGATTATCGAATAAATAGCGACATCAACATAAACGGAAGAAGTTTTGAGGAAGTTTTTGACGTCAGACCAAACTATTACCGAATGTTTGTTGAAAAGGGTGTAACGTTAAATGAATATTACACGATTAAACACTGCAAAGAGTTTGTGACTAACGAAGTGTTTGAACGATATAGAATGCACGAATTGCACGAAGGTATAGATACGGAACTTTTGCAATATATGACACTCTCAAAACTAATGAACTATATGGATAAGCAATTAGCTGAAAACGGGTATGAAATTAACCGTTCCAAAATTTGGTTGCGTGACTATATTTTTATGAATATTGAACTCGGAGTTCAAATAAATAAAAGTATTATGTTTCCTTCTGATATTAAAAAATCTCACGATTTATTGTTAACCAGATATAAAATTGTTCATGCAGAAATCATAGAAAAGGAAAGCAAAGAGGCTCTTCAACTTGTAAATGAATTTTTCACAGAATACTCCGACGACAAGTTTATGATTAAAATTCCTAAAAGCAGAAAAGATTTTGTGGTAGAGGGAGAAGAGCTTCATCATTGTGTAGGCTCAGACAGATATTACACAAATCATATCAAAGGTAATAATATGATTTTCTTTATCAGACAGGTTGACTGCCCGGAAAAAGCATATTATACAGCAGAAATTGATATGCATAAATTTGTTGTATTGCAACTTTACGGAATGAATGATTGCAAGGCTACAAAAGAAGTGAAAAATTTTACAACTGAATTTGCAAAATGGCTAAAGCATAGCAAGTCTGTAATGAAGAAAGCGAGTTAACTATGGAGAAACAAAAAATAAAAAGTGTTACCAAAGAGAAGAAAGAAAATTCTTCTACGGCCGAAAAGATAATTGAATTTTGGGAGGAATAGATATGAATGAGTGGACAAGCATTAAAGAAAAATGTCCCGATAAAAGTGACTGCTATTTGTGTAACGTAATAATTCCTTACGAAAATGGAAGACATATTACTTCATTAAAATTGCTGAGGTGGTATGCAGGACATGGATATTTCTCATGTGAGGGAATGATAGTAACTCATTGGATGCCAGTTCCGAAGGCTCCAGAGGTGAAAATAAAATGGGATTAGTATTCACACCAAAAGAAGCCGCAGCACTCGGAATTAAAATCGCTGATTCTGATAAGAAACGAAAGAACAAGTACAATTCTCAAAAGGTTGTGGTTGACGGTATTAAGTTTGACAGTCAAGCAGAAGCGAACTATTACTGTATGCTTAAAATTCTTTTGAGAAAAGGCGAAATAGACGGGTTTTGCCGTCAAGCAAGATTTATCATTACGGAGGGAAAAAACGGCGAGAAAGGCTCTGAATATGTCTGTGATTTCGTTGTATTTTACCAAAACAAAACATATCGCATTGTTGATGTTAAAGGAGTTAAGACTCCCGTATTCAAATTAAAAATCAAATCACTTCGGGAGAAGTACCCGAAGCTGACAGTAGAACTGGAGGAATAGAATTTATGAAAACAACAGTAAACGAGCTTGCTTCGAAGCTCAAAAAAATAAAAGGTTTTGTACCGCCGAAACTTGATGTAGTTCCCGGCATTCTCTACGACAAAGGAACGCTTTTGGCATCAAATTCAGAACTCACTGTTAAGACAACATTATCAAATACTGGACTTATCGAGGAAAGATTTATTATTCCGCCAAAAGCGGTTGAATTTATTACATCACTCCCTGCAGGAAATCTTGAAATTATCGCAGATGATAAATCTATCAAAATAAAAAGTGCTACGGTAAATAGCAAATTTGCTACGGTTCCGGCTGATGAACAATACCCGGGTGAAACAGATACTCAAATAACAGACTGGGAACCTGTTATACCCGAAAGAAGTAAAACACTATCAAAAAATCTTAAAAGCGTTATGCACTGCTGTGCGGTAATTAATAGCAAGCCTATTTATCAAGGAGTTCGTTTTGATATAGATGAGGTTAATGGTGAAGTTAACCTCGTAGCTTGTGACAGTTTCAGAATTGCACTAACAAAAGAAAATGCGTGTGGAACTGCACATACAATGAGCATAGCGGCCAAAGACATTCAAAAGGTTCTCAGCCTTGAAGATTCAGACGGAATACAGCTATATCAGACAAAAACAAAAGCCTGCTTTATCACAGGAGATTATGTAGTATATACAAGACTTCTGAGCGGCGAATTTCTGAATTATAAATCAGTATTTCCAACCAATCCGAAAGCAAGATTGTTTCTTGACCAGAAGTCACTTGTAAACTGTCTTGAAAGGGCACTGATATGTGCGGATGGAATTAAAACAGCTATTACAATTACATCTGAAGAAGGTTACGAAGGTGTTACAAAGATTCATTTCGTTGCTCAAAATGCAGGCTCTGAAAGTGATGAAACAATAGCTGCTGTGTCAAATCTCGATGGAGAAATAAATTCAGATTATAACGCTAAATACCTTTTAGATTGTTTCAAGGCGTTTAGAGACGGTCAGATTGCGTTTGAATATTTTGGCAATGTCAGCCCTGTTATTCTTGATAACGGTGAGCTTAAGCAGTTAATTTTGCCAGTAAAACAAAGGAAGAGGTAAATATGCTTAATAGTGCAAATATACAAGGCAGACTAACAAAAGAGCCTGAAATGAGAACCAATGCGAACGGTACAGTATGTTGTAATTTTACAATCGCAAACGAAAGAGTAAAAGATGAAGTGAATTACATAAAATGCTTTGCATGGGGAAAAATCGCTGAAACGATAAGACAGTATTGTCATCAAGGAACAATGATTATCGCTGACGGATATTTCAAATATAGAACGTGGGAAGGAACTCGAGGAAAGCAAGAGGGCATTGAACTCAATGTCGAAAAAATACATTTTTGCGGTGGCTCACGCGATAATAATACACCTGCTCGCAACAGTACATCTGCGGCGCCGCCGAAACAGACAGAAGAATTTGAAGAAATCCCTGCCGGCGATGATGATTTACCGTTCTAAATAACAAACAGCCTGCCTTACCCATTACATCATCGAACACGAATACCTATTAACAAAAAATACAAATAAAATCCCGTGGAACATACTTCGGTGGTGTAGTGGATGAGGCAGGCAGAGAGGACAACCTATGAGCAACATAACAGGAAAATCGGACTATTACAATTCAAGTGCCTGCGCCGATCCTACGGCTTATAAGGCTATTGAGAATGTAAACAAGGAAGCAACGGAGCTTGAAAAAAGAGTAAACGCCGTTATCGGTATTCTTAAAAGCATTATTTCCTTAGCAGGCTTCGAGTTGATTTCAAGAATTGAGATTAAGGACAAAAAGACCGGGAGGGAGTTCAGATAATGCCTCAGCTTAAATGGCTTGACGAATACTGTCACGTCTGCGGAAAACAGCTCAATAGTTGGGACAGCAGATGTAGTAAAGCTCTTAAATATAAACATCTGACTTGTGAAAAGTGTATTGCTGAAGAATATGATATGGAAGTTGAAGCTTTCAGAAAACGTCTTGAAAATTTCTTTGGAATGCGCCCTTGTGTTGGAATATGAAAGAACTTAATAAACTCACTCAAAAGCTCTTGTCTGAGGGATATTCAGTAGAGAATCCTCCACCTCAATATATCAAATGGGATGTGTTCTATGGTGGTTGGCAATATCACCCGACACAGACTGAAAACATGTGTGTAAAAACACCGTGCGGCCTGCTTCAGAAAGCTTGGTTTGTGCATGATGTATCATTTGGCGGCGTGGATTGGTGTCTTGAAAATGATAACGCTCTTGTATTTTGTCCTTATCAGGAAAAGAGTTGTCCAAAAAACAACCCTATTATAAAAGATTTGAAAATCGGATACGGCTTCTTTTGTGAGGCGAAAATCTCAAATGAACCTTACGATTATGAGAAATCTGTTGCAAAAATTGACAAGAGAAACTTTGAGCTTGAAGAAGCCAGAATAAAAGAATTTGCAAAGACCTGCAAAGACGGTTTTTGTAGAGAACAACTGTGCTTTAATCAAATCACCGGCGAAATGTGGCTTGATGATGATCCGACAAGATGTATCAATAGTTTATGCTCATACTGCACATTAAGGAAACTGCCGATTTCTACCAAAAAAGGAAATGTCTTTTATGATTTAAAAATCACGGAATTGGTAAAGGGCAAAGGTCTTATTCCTGACGAACTCAAAACAAGCATTATCAAAGGAAAACGATATTTTGAGAAAAACACCAGTATAACAAAATGTCAGTGGATAGCACAAAAACCTGAAATAATCGAGGAAAGAGAACGAAGCCGATATGCTCAGCAGTTGTTCTTCAGTAAATATCACGGAATGCACTTTGAAATTGAAATACTCAATGTCAGAGCTGAAACGAGAGAAAGTCGAGACCTCGACCAAGACCTGCGGGATTTGGCCGACGGAATCAAGATAACTCATTATTCAGATACAGTTGCAGAATCGAAAGAAGCAAAGCACGAAAAAAGGCTGAAAGCAGAGAATCAAAGAGTACAGCGTTTAAAAAAACTTATCGAACAAAACGGATTTAAAAACATAGATAAGGTTGAACAGATAAGGGTTGAAAAATTTATCGCAAAAGGCGTTATTGATTACTCTGCAATAGATGAATGGGACAATACTTATAAGCACCGAAATGACGAAGAACAAATCAGTTTATTTTGAAATAATATGCCACCGACAATAATGTCGGTGGCAAAGGAGAAAATATGAAACCGATATATGAGCCGAAAGGCAGAGCAAAAGAATACGGCGATTACGCCATAAATATTTACACCGGGTGTCCTCACAGATGTTTTTATTGTTTCGCCCCGAATGTGTTAAGGCGTGACAGAGAGGCTTTTCATCAGAACGTCAGGCCGAGAGAAAACATTGTTGAAGAAGTCAGAAAACAGATTGAACGTGAGCATATCACGGACAAGCTCATTCATCTGTGCTTTACCTGCGATCCGTACCCGACGGGATATGACAGCGCACCGACGAGGGAAATAATCAAGATTCTTAAAGAAAGCGGCAATCATGTTCAGATTCTTACCAAAGGCGACGGCAGCAGGGATTTTGACCTGCTCGACGAAAACGACTGGTACGGAATTACGCTTGATGGAAATAAACACAGAGAGGGACATTACGATAATGCACCGCTTTTCAGATACGATAACATGATACGTGCACATAAAAGAGGTATAAAGACATGGGTATCATTTGAACCTGTTGTTGATGCAGAAAATGTACTTGAAATGATAGTGGATGTTTCACCTTATACAGATAAAGTAAAAATCGGCAAGCTCAATTATTATCCGTCGGATATAGATTGGGCGGATTTCGGCAGAAAGGCTGAGGCACTCTGCAAAAAACTCGGTATTGATTATTACATAAAAGAATCTCTGAGAAAAGAAATGGGTTCTGAATGATATGGAAGAATCAATCAGAATCGGAGGGCCAGACGGTTACGAGCTTGATACCTGCATATATGACAAAAGAACCATTCTCAAAAACGTAACCGTTGAAATCCTTGAAAATACGAAAACCGGTAAAATATCTATCGGCTGGTACCGTCAGGACGATACCGAAGAAATTGACGAGATAGGAGACTGAAAACAATGTTTGAAAAAATACTTAGTGTCATGGTTGCCGCTGTCACGGTTGTATTCTTATTGTTAATAATAACGGCATTTATAGCTATTATAGTTGGAATAATAAAACTTATTGTTGATTTATGGAGGTAAAACAATGTCATTTGATGAAGCAGTAGAACAGTTACGTATTGAATACGAAAAAGCCAAGAATAATAAGCACATTAAAAATCCAATAGCTTACGCCCTTTATCATGCGTGGAGGGTGGCAGATAGCAAAAAGGAGTGTGTAAATAATGATTGATATAGAAAAGCAACGAGAACAATTCAAAAATCATATAGCAACATTTACAGATTATGGCAATATTAAAATTTTGGATTTCGAAAATCCAAATTCAAGCAACTACCGTATCAGATTTTTGTTTGAAGAGGATTATTGCAGATTGCATATCAGCGGCGATTTGGGCGAGCTGATTGCTACAAATTATAATAATATGATTTACGAAAAATTCTCTGATTTTGTAAACAATACAGGATATTTTAAAGGAAAAATAGACTGTCATAGCAGACGGATATATGTTTATGATGAAGATAAGGCAAGAGAAGATATTGTTGAATATTTGAAAGAATATGGTTTGTATGAATCAGTTATTCGAGAAAATGATTATGATTACTGCGAAGCAGACGAAGAGGTAATCAATAATTTTCTTGATGATGTTATGCAATACTTTGATACAAATACAGGAATATCCTCAACTGGATATGAATTATTAAGCAAATTTGACAGTGATATATGGGAAAGTATCAGTGATTTTGGCAAGGAAGAAACAGGCATACTTGAACTTTATATGTTAGCTTTCAAATTGGCTCAAAAAGACTTAAAGGAGCGTGAACGTTATGATTTGGGATAAAGATATTTCGTTTGAAGGCTTTTATCAGAAAACTAAAGATTGGTATTCAGGCAAAAATTTTGAATTATGCGACCCTCCGATAAAAGCTCAATTTGCGCTTGATTTGATATTTAAAACCCTTATTGATGATAAAGAGCATTATCCGTATCTTACAACTATGCCTGAATCTACTGAACAAACTAACTCAATTATGCTTGATTTAGTATTGCGGAAATATAGTCGCAAATATAGAAAATTTTTAAAAAAGTTGGAGCGTGAGCGAAATTGAACATAGGAAAGGCAGTAAGAATTTTTCACGAAATAAACAGTTCTGAATATTCTCTCGAAGAAAAAGGAACAGCAATTTTAACGGTTATTGATATGCCTACACATAACGGTATTACAAAAGAATCGATTCTTAAGGTTACAAGATTCCTTCTTTCTGAACTGTTTGAAATTGAGGAGTGTGAGCACAATGAAAATTAGGGTAGTTTTATTGTCATTAGTATTTATGGTTCTTTTGAGCCTTGTAGGTTGTCATAAATGTGGCAATGAAGTTAGTAGAATTGCAGTTGATTGTCAGTACATTGAATCACACTACACTACATATTACACCTATATTCATTCGGGCAAAATGACGATTCCTATATCACATTTGCGGTTTCATCCCGATAAGTGGGAACTTAAATACTTAGTAACATATGAAGACGGTTGCAAAAAAGAGAAGTGGTGTGAGGTTTCAGAGGAAGAATACAACACATTTAAGGAGAGTGAAAACAATGCTTAACACAAACACAGCGGTTCTTATATCAATTCGCCCGAATTGGTGCGAGCTGATAGCGAGCGGCAAAAAAACAATCGAAGTCCGCAAAACAAAACCGAAGATTCAGACTCCGTTCAAGTGTTACATATACTGCACCTTGTCAGGCAGTAATAATTTTTTTCATACAACGCTTAAAAGTGATATTGCAAAATGGAATACAGGAAACTGGGGAAATCGAAAAGGCAAGGTTATCGGTGAGTTTGTGTGCGACTGCATTGAATATTTCAATTATGGCATCCAAACGCCCGAAGAAGCAACAAACTATTTGGATTGCTACGAGGGCTACCCTGAGCAGTCACGCTTAGAAGAAGATTCACAACTTACTATAGGTGAGCTTTTAAAATATGGCAATAAAAAGGGCTTGTATGCGTGGCATATATCAGAACTTGTTATATATGACAAGCCAAAAGGGCTGTCAGAGTTTATGACTCTCGGAGCTTTAAGCTTTGAAGAACTGCAAGAAGATGTGTGCAATTATTGCAGACCAACCCGAAGAGGAGAAATAAAAATTTCACATGGACCAAATGGAGTTTATATGTGTGAAGGAAGATTCTGCGATGACGCATATAAAACATATCTTGAGGAAGAATTTTCTTTAAAAAGACCGCCTCAGAGCTGGTGTTATGTTGAGGAGGTATCAGCATGAATTACTCAAAGCAGATATTTGAAATGCTTGAAGTTGTTCCGTATGAGGAATTCAATTTGTCAAATCAAGCTAAGGTTATAAAATTCAGATTACTTGAAGATTTAACGGTTCAGGCTTCTTGTGACAGCAAATGGAATGAATCTGGTGTTCAAATCAAAAGTATATTAAGCGGAGCTCATAAGATTATTAAAATTCCTCATCCAACCAAAAAAGAACAGATTGCTATTGATTATGGCAGAGCTTGCGGATTTAAGTGGATTGCGAAAGACTCTCAAGGAAATAATTATTTCTTCCGGAAAAAGCCGACAAAAGAAATTGGGTGTTGGTGTTCGTGTACAGGAGGACGCATCGTCTGCTATGTTGACATTTCTTTCATCCATTGGGAAGATGATGAACCCTATTATATCGGAGATAAAGAAAATGAAAACTGATACCACGAAAAAGCTTGAACAGCTTTTGTTAACAAAATTTAACCGTAGAAGTGATTTCTTCGTTTTCGAATGCACAATAGACTGGTATGGAACGGAAATTGTTGATTGCATTTCATATAACTGCAACCGAGAAATAAGTTGTTATGAAATAAAGCAGTCTGTATCTGATTTTCACTCTAAAAGTGCTATTACGTTCATAGGTAATAAAAACTATTATGTTATGCCACTCAGTTTATACGAAAAAGTAAAAGACGAAATTCCGAATGACATAGGAGTTTATGTTGCTTGTAAAAGAGAACTTGTTTCGGAAAAAACACTTATTGGAGAACAAAAGTTTTTAATGACCGTTGACGGCTTTGATGAATTATATTGCATAAAAACGGCTAAACGACGTAGATTGTACGCAGATAAGGAAATAATCCTATCTTCAATGCTTAGATGTGCTTGTAGAGATAGATATAGATGTAGCATGTTTGCGTACGATACAGAAACGGAGGAGGATTCAAAATGACCTGTAAATATATGTCAGACGACGAACAGGATATATGCTGTAATCCTGAATGTCCGTATTGCTGTACTTGGTGTCCTGTTACAGAATATCCCGAAATATGTAAATATGCAGAAGAAAAGGAGCGTGACACAAAATGAGTGAAATTGCAAAGTTTGTAACAACATCTATCGTTTTAGTTTTTGCAGCAATTCTTGTCGGTGATATTATTAAATATCTTGTTGAAAAATATTTATAACTCATATGCGGAGCGTGAAAAATATGACTAAAAAAAGTGATATTCAGATAGCCGCCGAAAAAGCGGCGGAGACATTTAATCTGAATCTTAAACGAAGTTGTGAGGCTGTTTCGCTTGTCCGTCCGAAAATTGACGAAGAACCGAAAATTGAAAGCCTCAAAATTGCCGGAATGGATATAGACTATCTCTTAAACTCAGAGCCCCAAATTGGTGAAATGGTCGATTTTACAAGAACATTAGTCGGTAACATAGATGCCTATGCAAGAGCATGTTGTTATGAGTTACATATCGATCCCAACGCACTTGTGAATCAAGCAAAGCTTATTTCTAATTTAAGAAAAGCTCTTGATATACTCGGCAAAAATTATGTTGGATGTTATTTCTCTGAGTATCTTCGCTTGATTGATGAAAACGAAAGGCTAAAGGCTGAAATTATAAGGTTACAAAGGGAGAAATATAATGGCACTTAAATGGAATGGGAATCTGCTCATGGACGATAAGAACAGCATATACGCCTCAGTCAGTTTAAATAAGAATGGCAAAGGATACATAGTGATTGCTTATCGTAACCATAGCTTGATTGATTTCGACGGATTTAAAACAGAAGAAGAAGCAAAAAAATATGCGGAACGAGCTGCAGAAAAGAGGTGCTGAAAAATGGTAGTTTGTGATATTTGCAAAAAAAAGATAGGATCTACCTGTGTGCCCATTTATGTTGGATTCAAATTTAGATTCGAAACAAAGGATAGGAAACCAGACTATCATCTTTGTCATGCTTGCTATGACAAGACTATTAAGTGGGCTAAGTTCGAGAGTGCTCGAAAAGAAAAAGTAAGAAATAAAAGAATTGCGAGGAAGTACAAAAAATGAATGGTATAATCATTACAGCAATTATCTGCGCAACACTTGTTTCACTTGTGTATATCGGATGTAAATATGGAAAGGATTGCTCGGACTGTAAGCATTATGAAAAGAAGGATAAATAACTCCAATGCACTCACATCACAATATGTTTTTGGAGGCGCTAACTATGTCCTTGAACGATATGTCAAACGAAGATATTATTAAACTTGCCGCACAAGCGGGAGCAGATGCAGCAATTAAAAAAATGACTGCCGAAAAGCAACAAGAAAAGAAAGAAAGAAAAAACCGCATTTTCCGAAACACAAGGATTTTACTTGAGAATTACAGAGCCTTTAAGGCCCATTCAGACAATGCAGTCTATACCGCTGAGGAAGCTATTGAGGCAGTAGAGCAGGGCGATACTATGGATAGTCTGCTCAATCTTATGTGGGATCCAAACTGCAGAAGCGATATGATAATCAAAAATATCAAAGAATCTGCTATCCGCACAAAAATCCTTATGGCGCATATTGACGCTATGCTCGGGGTATATCAGCAGATAAGCTATGCTTCAAAACGTGCTGAGGACCGCCGTAGGTATGATGTTCTTTATGACAGATACATATGTACCGACGAAATTACAGTTAATGATATTGCCGAAAAATACTTCGTTGACGTTAGAACAGTTTACAGCGACCTTAAGACTGCTACCGACAAATTATCACAGCTTCTTTTCGGAATCGATTGGGAGTAATACATTTCAAAAAGTCGTCATTTACTTTTCACAAGAACTGTGGTATGATTGTAGCGTAAAATTCTATATAGCTTTGAAGCACTCACTTTTTGCCTTAAAAGTGGGTGCTTCTTCTTTAGTTGATATAAAAAATGAATTTTGGAGCGAGGTTGCGTAATACTGTCTTCGCTCCTTTTTCGTTTTATACGATTCCAACACGAATATAACGGTATTATTGTGAAACGAGGTGAGGTGAGGTGAATGAAAACGAGAAGCCCCGAAAGGGATAAAGCATTTAAGCTGTACGAAAAAAGCGGAAAAACAATGAAGAACAGCGAAATTGCCAGCAAGCTCGGTGTTTCAGCTTCACAGGTTGCCAAATGGAAAAGTCAGGATAAATGGGATAGTGAATCATTACCAAATGAAAAGGTAAAAGGTAAAAAATCTCAAAAGTCAAAAGGTAATAAAAAAGGCGGTCAAAAAGGTAATAAAAATGCTATCGGAAACAGCGGCGGAGAGGGAGGTCCAATAGGTAATGATAAACACCTGATACACGGTGGTTATTCAAATGCTTATTGGGACACACTTAATGATGAGGAGAAAAGCATTATTGATGATATGCCTCAGGATGAGGAAACGTTACTTATAGACCAAATTAAGCTATACACGGTGCGTGAGCGCCGTATTCTTCAAGCTATTCAAAAAGTCAAAGGGCAAAGCGGAGAGCAAATACTTGATTCTGTTTCAAGTCAAGAAACAAAACGACGTTTTAGAGATGATTCACAGAAAGAGCAATACTACCAAATGATTGACGAAAAGATTGCTTCAGGTGAACGCCTGCCGGGAGAGTCCTATCAAATATATACAAATACTGAAAATAAACAGAATGTAATATCACGGCTCGAGGCAGAGCTGACCAAAGTACAGAGAGCAAAGAATCAAGCTATTGATTCTCTTGTTAAACTCAACCTTGAAAGGCAGAAATTAGAGCTTATAAGAGATAATAACAGCGAGATTGAGGATACATCGGAAACGGACGAGGTTATATATGGCGAGAATAGTTTACAAGCCGAAGAAAACGATACAGTTTAATTTCGGTGATAAACATATTGACTATATCAGAAAATGTCAATTCAACACATACAACATAGCCGAAGGCGCTGTCAGAGCAGGTAAAACCGTTGACAATGTTTATGCTTTTGCACATGAGCTTGAAACTACTCCCGACAAAATCCACCTTGCAACGGGCTCGACAGCGGCAAACGCAAAGCTGAACATCGGTGATGCCAACGGCTTCGGACTTGAATACATATTCCGAGGACAATGCAGGTGGGGCAAGTACAAGGGCAATGAGTGTCTTGTCATTATAGGCCCAAAAACTCATTATAAACAAAAGGTAGTTATATTTGCAGGTGCTTCACTTGCAAACTCATTTAAAAAAATCCGTGGTAACTCTTACGGAATGTGGATTGCCACGGAAATTAACCTACATCACGATGATACGATAAAAGAGGCATTCAACAGAACGCTTGCCTCAAGACGTAGAAAATTCTTCTGGGATTTAAACCCGGATAATCCGAATGCGACAATTTATGTCGATTATATTGACAAGTACATAGAAAAAGCAAACAAAGGTGAATTGCTCGGTGGTATGAACTATCAGCATTTCACTATCTTTGATAATATCAATATTTCAGAAGCCTCACGAAACGCCTTTATAAGTCAATATGAGGAAGGTTCTTTGTGGTACCGCCGAGATATTAAAGGCGAAAGGTGCATAGCTGAAGGTCTTGTCTACGCAACATTTGATCGCAATAAATATGTTGTCAAAGAAATTGTACCACCAAGCAGAAGTCACAGGTATTTCGTTTCCATTGACTATGGTACTGTAAATCCTTTTGCCGCTGGATTATGGGATGTCGATATTGCGAGCAAAAAAGCAACAATGATACGCGAACTGTATTATGCAGGTTCGAGCAATGACCGTTGCGATGATGAAGAATACTACCGGAAGCTTACAGAGTTTATCGGTGGCTATGATATTGAATATATCATAATAGATCCGTCTGCGGCTTCAATGATTGAGGCTATACATAAACACGGAAAATGGCTGTGCGTTGGCGGAAAAAATGATGTCATTAACGGAATCCAATGTGTTACAAGATTCCTTAAAGCTGGCTCATTATTGTTTCACGAAAGCTGTACAAACACTTTTAAAGAGTTTGAAAGCTATGTGTGGGATAAAGAGGCAGGTATAAAAACAGGTCAGGATGTTGTAGTTAAGCAGAACGACCATGCTATGGATGCTATGAGGTATTTCTGCTATACAACTCTTAGAGAAATATTTTACTGGGTAATTTAAAGGGCGGTGATAAAGATGGGTTATTTTTCACGGCTTATAGGGAGGATACACGATATGTTTATTAACGATTCAGATGCCGCTAAAGAGTTTGGCGTAGAATTGATAATCTCACCAGAAATGTCCAGAGCCTTAGAAATATGGGATGAGATATCAACAGGAACGCCTGAATGGCTTGATGAAGATATAAAGACTGTTAATATGGCAAACTTTATTTCTGAAAGGACTGCATCACTTGTTTGTCTTGATATCGGTATCGCTATATCGGGTTCTCCGAGAGCCGACTACTTGCAGAAACTTGCTGATGAAATGCTGAAAAAGCTCAGATACAAAGTTGCAAGATGTTGTAGACTTGGAGGAATAATGATTAAACCGAACGGAAACGGTTTTGATTACATTTCACCGGGCAATTTTGGCATTACATCAAAAGATGAAAACGGAAACATCACGGGAGCAATTTTTGCTTCACATACTATTCAGAACGGCAAAGGTTATACAAGGCTCGAATATCACCGTTTCGAAGGTTCAGACGGGAATGGACCAATCTATGTAATTACAAATAAATGTTATAAGAATCAGACAAGATACGATGGAAGACCTGTTCTCGGTCAGCAGATTCCGTTAGAATCTGTTAATATATGGTCTCACATTAAAGATGAAGTGAAGATTTCAAAACTTCAAAAACCGCTCTTTTCTTATTTTAAAATGCCTGGCGATAACATTATTGATGTTTCGTCACCACTCGGAACTCCGATTTATAGCGAAGCGCTCGTAGAACTTCGCTCTCTTGATGTAGCTATCAGCCGTAAAGATAATGAAGTTGAAGATAGCCAGCATATGACATTTGTCGGTCAGATTCTTGTTGATAATATAAAGAGAAACGGCGGTAAATTACCGAGGTTTGTAACGGGTATGGGTGTCGGTCTTAATGATTCTGAAACATCCTCAATTCACGAGCATACAGCTACTATGCTTACAGAGGATAGATTAAAAGATATAAACTTTACGCTTTCTCTTATCGGTACGAAATGCGGTTATTCAGAAGGCTCATTTATAGTTGACGGACAGCGTGGCGTAGTAACTGCAACGCAGGTTGAATCAGACGACAGAGATACAATTCAACTTGTTAAAGACATTCGTGACAGTTTAAGTTCAGCTATTGAAGGAGCATTTGAAGCGGCTGATGTAATCGCTACACTTTATAAGCTCGTACCTATTGGACAATACGAAATCAATTACAATTTCGGAGATATAACATATAGCTACGAGGAAGACCGCCAGAATTGGATGAACTATACCAGGAATGGCTGGGCTCCTAAGTATAAGTATTTTATGAAATTCGAAGGAATGAGCGAAGAAGAAGCAAAGCAAATGATTGAAGAGGCGAAAGCTGAAAATGAAGAACCAAGTTTATTCCCGGCAAAAGAGTGATGAGGTGATAGGCGATGCTTACACCCGAAGAACTCACAACTATTGTCGAGACAATGTATCCGCACATAGATGAACTTAACAACTGGATAGTCAAAAACATCATAAAATCAATTATGGCGCGTCTTAACAGAGGGGAAGCACTCAGTATATCAGAAACAAATAAGTGGCAAATGACGGTGTTGCAGGCCACAGGACACCACTTTGACGATTTGCAGGCAGAGATACAAAACTTTACACGGCGCAGTCAAAAAGAAATTCAGCAGATTTTTGAGGATGCCGGTATTCGCTCATGGGAATACGATGAATCGTTTTATCAAAGTCAAGGCTTTGAACCTCGTCAACTGATTAAAAACAAGAGAATACTTGATATTCTTCAGGATTCATATAAGCGAACAAACGGAGAAATCAGAAATCTTACAAGAACAACCGCGCTGATGAGCCAACGTAACCTTGAAACTGTTCTTGATAAAGCGCACATGAAGGTTATTACCGGAGCGCAATCCTATTCTGCTGCATATAACGAAGCAATAAAAGAGCTTTCGGGTTATCAAGCAGAGGTCTTGTATCCTTCGGGACATAAAGATACAGTTGAAACAGCTGTACTGCGTTGTATAAGAACGGGAACAGCGCAAGCTACTGGTAATATGACTCTTGAAAATATGATTCAGCACGACTGGGATTTGATAAGAGTTTCTGCTCACCTTGGCGCTCGATACGGCGACGGCGGCGAAAATCCCGGTAACCACTTCTGGTGGCAGGGAGGATTATATAGCCGAACAGGAAAAGACCCGAAATATCCCGATTTTAAATCCACAACCGGATACGGAACTGGTGAGGGTTTATGCGGTTGGAACTGCCGCCATTCTTATGGACCTGGCGATCCCGACCATAATCCGTTTAAGGACTATGACGAGGAAGAGAACCGCAAAGCATACGATCTTTCTCAGAAGCAAAGAGCCGCAGAACGCAAAATAAGGCACCAAAAAACAAAGGTACTCGGTTTGCATGAGGCAATGAATAATGCTTTATCTGAGGAAGAACGTGCAAAATATGAGGTTGAATATCAGAAAGAGGCTTTAAAACTCCAAAAGTACAATGGTGAGTATAACAAGTTGTGCGAAGATAACGGACTTAAAAAACTCTCAGAACGTATTACTGTGCAGAAATGGAATCGTTCTGAGGCGGTAAAAGCAACACAAGCAGCAAAAATTGAAAAAGAATCATTTACAAATGCGGGTGGAGAGCGTATAATCAAAGTAAGCAAAACAAAGATTAAAGCTTCTGCTAATAGCATTACCCAGTTCACTGCTGAAAAAGGTGGAATTGATAGGAATTACTATGGTAAAGATGGAAGGCAAATAAAACAAATAAGTAATAACGATCATAACCATAAAGCCGAAAGCGGTTTTGGTATTCATGGTGAACATGCACACGATTACTCGTATGACGGGAATGGAAAATTGATAAGAGGTAAAGCACGAGAATTAACTGACGAAGAGAGGAAAAACAATGACGACATTATATGATAAGCTGAAAAACAGAATTTTAGAGTGTTGTACTTTAGTTGAATTTGAATATAATGGCAAAATATATAATGTTGATCCATTTTCGGAAAGTGATTTTCATATCTATGCGGATGGTGACGAGTTCGATGTTACAAGTATTGATGCTGTGTTTAATTCGCCCTATATTGAAGGTAAATCTCTTTCAAGTGTAATTGATGATATCAAGATAACAATTTTTTAAATTGTAGCAATCGCTCTGCGAAAGCAGGGCGTTTTTTTATCCCCAAAAACAGAAAGGAACGATAATAATGACAAACGAAAAATTCATTGAAAAGGCAAAGCAGATTGTTGCCATTTATGCAAGAGAGCATTTTGACAAAACGGACACCGGACCTCAGTTTGATGTGTTTGTTGTGTGGAACTGCTATATTCTTGGAAATCAGAAGGCTCTGCTTTCAACCACTATTTCCGACGGAATGTACTATGAAGTCACATACAATGCGGCAAAAGATGAGATTTATCTCGATGCTTACAAAAAGTTCGAGAATCGTTGCATAAAGCCGTAAGGAGAACAATATGTCAAACATTGATTATAAATGGTTCAAGCAGAACGACAAGTATAAATTCAGTATTCTTCGCTCTATCCGTGCAAGAATATGGCTGAGAAAACATAAAAACTGGGAGAATAACCGTCAAAAACGCAAAGCACTGAATAAGTATTTAGGCGTTTGAAAAATTAAATAGTGATGATTTAAGCACTTCACATTTTTTGTGAGGTGCTTTTTTTATGCCCTTTTCAGATACAGCGGGTGCAACTCCCGCAAGGGTAACAAAAATTAGAGCGTCCACGGCTCTATTTACAGTGGACTCGACACAGTCACGGCTACGACTTAAAAAGCCTTGTCGAAGAAAGGAGTTCTCATGACAACAGAAGAACTTACCGCACTCGGATTGACAGAAGAACAGGCAAAGAAGGTATTTGAGCTTCACGGCAAGGGGCTTACAAAGGCTCAGAAAGAAGCAGAAGACCTTAAAACTCAAAATCAGTCACTCCAAACACAGCTCGATACCGCAAACACCACTCTTGAAAAATTCAAGGATGTTGACGTTGATGGTATCAAACAGGAAGTAGAGACTTATAAAGCTCAAGCAAAGCAGGCAAAAGAGGATTATGAAAAAAAACTCACTGCCCGCGACCAAGAAGATTGGTTGAAGACTAAATTCGACGAGCTCGGCGTTGCTTCTCCGTATGCTCGCAAGTCACTCGCTTCCGAAATCAGAGACGAATCGGATGGTCTTAAATGGAAAGATGGTTCTTTCCAAGGCTTCGACGACTTTATGAAGTCGGCCAAGGAAAAAGACAACAATCTGTATATGACCGAAGAGGAAAAGGAAGAAGCAAAAAAACAAGCGGAGCTTAAAGACCACTCGCCGTTCTTCACAGCCGGCAATGATGATGGTGGTAGTGGTTCTGGTAAAGCTCCCGAAACACCAACTATTTTTTAATTAGAAAGGAAATGATTTCAAATGGCAAGAATTACAGCCCTTGATATGCTCACAACCGCAGGCGGTGCGGCATATCTTTCCGAAGTTTACGGCAAAGTAATCGAAAACATTCAAAAAGGTCTTGTATCTGCAAGTATGAAGAATATGGACCTTTCGGGTGACCCTACATCTGGTACACTCGTGGCTAAGCGTTTTAAGAACGCTGTATCACAGGCATATGGTACCGCAAGAACAGGCGGTCAAGGTAACGCAGTTAAGTCTGATGAAGTAACTGTAGCTATCGATGTTGATAAGGAGTTCGTTGAAGAGCTCGAGCAGAAAGACGTTCGTCTTTACGGCGTTGAGGGTGTTGTTGCAAGACGCGCAGCAAATCACACACTTCGTATGGAGGCAGAACTTGATGAAGCCTTTTTCTCAGCCGGTGCACTTGCAGCTAACGCTCTTAATCAGAGTGGTTATGCAAACATTGAAGAGGAGCTTGAAGCAATTATTCAAGAGTGTGAAACTGTTAAGAATAATTTCGTTGACGGTGTTCCTCGTTCAATGATGAACCTTATTCTTTCCCCTAAGTATTACGGCAAAATCCGTAACTACCTCGATAAGACAGTAAACAATGCAAACATTGATACTGCGGCAGAGGAATTCTATACATATCATGGTGTTAAGGCAAAGAGCTCTGTTCATCTTCCGGCAGGTTGTGACTATATGGTCATAGTTGATGGTGCTATCGCACAGCCTGTAATGCCTGATAAGTACAAGGCAGAAAAAATTCCGCTTTCAAATGCTTATGCACTTGAACTCTTCTTCTCATACGGCACAAAGGTTGTTACACCTGACCTTATCTTTAAGAAGGGTACATTCACAGCCGTTGGTTCTTCTGCAACATTCGATTCAACAAAGACATATTATACTCTTTCAAATGGTGTATATACAGTCGCTGACATTGATGCATTTGCACAGAACACAACTTACTACACAATGGCGTAAGGCTGGGTGATTAAAGTGCTTTTCAAAAACAAAAAATCTGGAAATATAATTCAGATAACAGATGAAAAAGCTATTTCGATAGCAAAATCATCTGATTCATATGAAGAATATTTACCTCCTGTTTCCGTTTCATCCTTACCGAAAGAAAAAACAAAAAGCACAAAAAAAACAAAGTAAGGACGGTGAAATAGGGTGTATACAGATTACGACTTTTACGAGAATGTTTATTTTGGTGATGTATTAACGCAGGAGAACGCAAATAAGTGGCTTTCTCGAGCAAGTGATGAAATAGACCACTATACATTTAATCGCCTGCAAAGTCATTTCCCTGAGATAGAACAGAACTCAATAAAGGTAAAAAAGGCTGTATGTGCCATTGCCGAGACGCTTTGTAAGATAGATGAACAGAGAGAAGCTGTTGCTATCAAGCAAGACGAGAACGGAAACATTCACGGTGCCATATCTTCCATTTCCTCGGGCAGAGAGTCCGTTTCGTTCGCTTCGAACGGCTCTTCTGCCTCTATTTATGCGAGTGCGGCCGCTGATGAAAAAGAACTGAATAAAATAATTCTTGAAATTCTCTGTAAGTATATTTCCAACATTCCCGATTCAACCGGGACAAATCTTCTTTATGCAGGAGTTGATTGTCGTGTTTGCGGACACAATTACTTTGTTTAATTACCACAAGAAAACCGGGTATTGGTATTCAAGGGTTTTGCACGGAGTAGATGTAGGTGAAGATTTTAGCGGTAAGAAAGATACAACCGCGGTTCAAAATGAGGATACGGTTAGAGTTCTTCTACATTGCAACTCTGACAAATCAATTAAGGTTGGCAACAACCGACTTCATTATCTCTCTCCCAAAGATTTTGCAAATACGGATTATCCTGCAAACAATTATACCATTGACAAGGAACAGGATTTTGTCGTAGCTGGAGATTGCGCTTCCGTTCCGATTGACGATAATTCGGAAGAAAACGGATTGTATCACAGAATGAATGATACCAGAGACGGTGTTTATGCTATCAAATCCTGTTCATATTATGGGCTTATACCTCATTTTGAAATAGTAGGTAAATAATCATGTCAAATATTTATCATTTTGAAACTATATCAGTTGTTGATGGAGATATTAAAGTCAATATTGACTTTTCCAAATATTCAATGAACGCTGTTAAGGCACAAGCATGTTTAGGTGAACAAGTCTTGCAGGATTGTCGAGCTTTAATGCCGTTATTAACAGGTAGCTTGATACAACGTTCATATACGGCAGAACAAGGGAAAAAAGTGATTTTTCCGGGACCGTATGCACGCTTTCAATATGGTGGACTCGTTATGGTTGACCCGGCAACAAATAGTCCATGGGCTCGACCTGGTGCCAAAAAGGTCTTAACGGATAGATCGTTAAAATACTCTCGTCCCGAAGCGTGTTCACATTGGTTTGATGAAGCTAAAGCACGAAACGGAGAATATTGGATAAAAAAAGTAGGAGAAATATTCTATGGAGAATAAAAAAGAATTATATGATGTTGACGGAAGTGAAGCAGTAAGTAAAGTTCTTTTAACGCTACTTAATACTTTTCCGGCACTTAACGGCCGAGAGATTAAATTTTCAACACTTTCAGAATCGTCAGGAATCGGGTTCTTTCCTGCTTCCGGTGCTGTTATTCTGTCTAACAAAAAGAATATAACAGGGCATGTAAAACAAGTCTGTCAATATCCCTTTGTTATTGCTTACAGAATAGCACCTAAAGCAAACGCCGAAAACCAAAAAATGGAAGTGCAAGAATGGCTTGATGCACTCGGAAAATGGCTTGAATTACAGCCAATCACCATTGGCGAAACGGAATATAAGCTGACAGGTTATCCGACTTTAACAAGCGGTAACAGAAAAATCGAATCAATAAGCCGAACAAATTCAGCTCACCTTGACCGTGCTTACGAAGACAAGGTAGAGGATTGGGTTATCTCGGCTACATTGAAATACAAAAACGAATACAATGAATAATTAAGATAGGAGGAAACCTAAAATGACCGAAAGAAAATTTCTCGCTCACTTTATTGACTCTTCAATGTATGGAGTAACACCGAGCTTTGTTCGTCTTGGTTCCGATCTCGAAGAATACAACATCGAACTTAATCCGGAAGTCGAATCCAAAAAGAATATCATGGGCGAGCAGAGCGTTAAACTTAAAGGTTATGAACCTCAGGGTGATGTAGATACCTACTACGCAGAAGAGGGCGACGCACTTTATCTTGCCCTTGAAAATATCGTAAATACAAGAGCTACCGGCGATGCTGTAAAGACAAAAGTTCTCGATGTTCTTCTCACAGATAACGGAGCTGTTGTATGGGCATATGTTGAAGACGCTATTATTGCCGTCAAGTCTGTTGGTGGCGATACAAGCGGCTATCAGATTCCCTTTGAAGTTCATTACGCCGGCAACCGCCACAGATGTGAAGTAAGCATAGCTTCTAACGGTACAGTCTCAATCACATCAACATATGCAACAGGTGAACCCTTCACATGGGCTGAACTTGCCTCAGGTACCGAGTTTAGTTCGGGAACTCAATACTACACTCGAAGCGGAACATCTCCGAATTATGTTTACACGCCTTATAATGGCGCGAAACAGTCCGGTACGAGCTATTATTACAAAAACTATACAACCATATAATTTTGGTTGTTGTTTTCAGCCCTGTTTAACAGGGCTGATTTTTTATGTGAAATGGAGGATTTGGATATGGAAGAAATAAAAAAGATGCAAGATACAGCAAAGTTTTTTGTTGTTGATGATGGTACCGAAGTTGTACCTATATATAACAAAGCAGGAATAAAAGTAGGAGAATTCTGCTTCGTACCTACTGATTTGAATATTGTTTCAAGGTTTGATGAGGTAGCAGAAAGTTTTAAATCAATCACATCAAAACTTGAAAATGCCAATATTGATTCTGAAGGTAATGGAGAAAACGAAGAAGATTGGACAATTCTTAAAGAAGTCGAAAATGAACTTTTTGAAAAAGTCAATTATGTTCTCGGTGGCGATTTTGCCGGAGCATTTTTCGGTAAAATCAATCCGTTTTCCCCTATTAACGGAACATTCTACTTTGTAAATGCACTTAACTCTTTGTCCGCATTTCTTAACAAGAGGTTTGACAGTGAGGTTAAGAAGATAACTTCTAAAGTTGATTCTTACACTCACGGTTATCGCACAGGTAAACACAAGAACGGTGGCAAGAAAAAGAAAAACGGTGCCAAAAGATGAATGAGAGACTTCCAACAAGCCTCACCGTCAATGGTAAATCTTGGCGGATAAGGTCTAATGTATGGGATATTCTGAAAATTCTAAAAGCATTCGGAGACCCTGAACTTGAAGAACAAGAAAAGCTATATATTTGTTTTGTGATTCTTTATAAGGACTTTGAACAAATGCCGAAATCAGAATATGAAGAAGCTTTTAAACAGGCTTTATGGTTTTTAGATTACGGTATGGAACACGAAGAAGGTAAGCGACCAACATTAGTTGATTGGGAGCAGGATGAAAAACTGATTTTCCCTGCCATTAACAGTGTTGCCGGCAGAGAGGTCAGAAATGAAAAGTATATTCATTGGTGGACCTTTATGAGCTACTACATGGAAATCAGAGAAAGTCTTTTTTCCATGGTAGTCAATATACGAAAGAAGAAAGCGAACAATAAAAAGCTTGAAAAGTGGGAATCCGATTTTTACAAAAACAACAAAAAATTATGTGTCATTGCACCTAAATTAACGCAAGAGCAGTTAGAAAGAAAAGAAAAACTTAACAAGCTGCTCGGCGGATAAGGACGGTGATTAATATGGCAAACGAACCGGATGGTTCAATTATAGTTAATACCGAACTGGATACGCAAGGCTTTAAGGCTGGAAGTGGAAGACTTAAAGCAGCTATATCAAGTTTGCTGACCTCTCTTAAATCTATTAAAAATATTACGCCTGAGTTTGATGTTGATTCCGCAAAGTCTAATATTGAGGGATTAGAAACACGAGTTGCGGAATTAAAGCAAGAAATCGAAATACTTCAAAATTTAACAGGCGATACGAAAACAACGGAACTCGATGCAAATATACTGTCGGCTCAAATAATCAGATTAACAGATGAACTTTCAAAAGCAGAATCAGAATTAGCTTCTGCACAAATGGAACTTAATTCGTTTTCTGCAGAAGCTTCGAATTCTGGTGAAGAAGTTTCAAGTGCAGGAAGCAAATTCAGCTTTTTGGGTTCTATTGCATCTGCTGTAGGTCGTAATCTTTCATATTCTTCGGGAGTAATCTCAAATTTGACAAACGCAGGAAGCAGAGTTGCAGGTGCTTTATCTCAAGTGCATCCGGCCTTAGGAGCAATCGGCGGTGTTGCAACTACTGCTGCAGTTAGTGTGGCTAAACTTACAGGTGAAGCTGTAAAACTAACTGGAAAAGGTCTTTTAAAACTTGCAAAAGTTGGAGCTGGTGTAGCAGTTAACGGACTTAAAAGCTTTGGGAATGGAATAAAAAGCGTTATTTCAAAATTTAGCCAAATGAGAAAATCCTCTAAAAGCACAGAAGGTGTCATTGGTAAGCTTGGAAAGAAAATAACAGGCATAGGTTCCATGTTAAAGCGAATGGTACTTAGAAAGATATTGCAGAGTGTTATACAAGGAGTAAAAGACGGGATTAACAATCTTGCACTATATTCTGACGATGTTAATGGAAATCTTTCTGAATTAAAATCAGGATTAACGCAACTTAAAAACAGTCTTGCTACGGCTTTTGCACCGATTCTTTCTGTAATTACTCCGATTCTTTCAAAACTAATCGGATATCTCAATGAGGCAATAACAAAAGTAGGACAATTTTTTTCCGCACTAACCGGAAAAAGTACCTTTACTAAAGCGGTAAAGGTACAAGAAGATTATGCGGATTCTCTTGATAAATCTGCGAAATCTTCAAGCAAAGCAGCAAAAGCGAATAAAAAATACGGCGATACACTTGATATCGATGAAGTTCATGATATCCAGAGCATTAACAAAAATGATGATTCTGATTCTTCAAATTCAACTTCAAATATGTTTGAGGAAGTCCCGATAGAAAGCAATATATCAGATTTTGCCAATCGTTTAAAGAATGCAATAAAAAAAGGTGATTTTGCATCTGTAGGAAGTATGCTCGGAAATGAAGTCAACAAAGTTGTTAAGACGATTAATGAGAAGATTTCGTGGAAAAATGTTGGTCCGAAAATCACATTTTTCGTAAATGGACTTACAACAGCATTTAACTCGCTTGTATCAACAATTAATTGGGATTTAATTGGTGATACTTTTGCTCAAGGAATAAATTCTCTTATAAATACCATTGATTTGTTCGCTACCGGCATAGATTGGCAAAATTTATGTGCTTCTATAGCGACCGGTTTGAACGGTTTTGTATCAGGAATAGATTGGTCAAAGTTTGGTAAAACAATCGGTGATTTAATAAACATACCAATTAAAGCAGCGTATGGATTTGTAACCACTTTTGATTGGTCAACTTTTGGAACAAGTATTGCAGACACCTTTACTACATTATTTGAAACAATAGACTGGGTAAAAGCAGCTCAAGGTTTAAGTAGCTTTATAATTGGTATTATCGATGCAATTACCAGTTTTATCGAAGAAACCGATTGGCAACTTGTAGGAAATAAAATAGCTGATTTTCTTGGTGCTATAGACTGGGGAGGTTTGCTTACATCTATTGCTGAGGGAATAGGAGCTGTATTAGGTGGCTTGGCCTCATTGTTATGGGGATTAATTGAGGATGCCTGGAATAGTGTGGTTGAATGGTGGAAAGAAACTGCATACGAAGACGGCGAATTCACCATGGAAGGACTTCTCAACGGTATAGTTGATAAGATAAAAAATATCGGTACATGGATAAAAGAGCATGTTTTCCAACCGTTTATAGACGGATTTAAAAAGGCATTTAAAATCAGCAGTCCGAGCAAAATAATGGAAGAACAGGGCGGCTTTATTGTAGCAGGCTTAAAGAACGGATGTAAGGGTTTGGCAACTGCTGGACTTGATAAAATTGTTTCTCTTGCTTCATCAATGAAAACAAAGTTTAATACGCTTAAAACAAAAGCAACTACATGGGGTAAAGATATTTGTATTAACCTATCAAATGGAATTAAGAACGGTATTTCCCTTGTAGGCTCTGCAGTCACGAAGGTTGCAAACAAAATCAAGGCTCTTATCGGATTCTCAGAACCCGATGAAGGACCGCTTTCAAATTTCCATACATATATGCCTGATATGCTTAAGTTAATGGCTGACGGTATTGATAAAAATAAGGGCGTAGCTCTTAATGCGGTCAGTGAGCTTGCGAGTGATGTATCAAAGCAGATACAAAACGGAGATTTTACATTCAGTACAATCGGTTTTGACAGCGAAGTTGATACTACAATGATGGATTTCTCGGACACTGTAATTAATAGCTTTTCTGAAATGCTTGATAGACTTCAAGCTATAGCAGAAAATGTTACTTTCACAGTTCCGAATGTTGTGACGGGAATGGTTCCGTATGGTTCATCTAATGACTCATTATCTAATGGTGATAAGCAAGAGTTCTTAGATAGTCTATATGAAATTTTGAGAGAACTGCTGCTTACGATCAGACCGACAGACGATGGAGATGTTACAAAGAAGATAGCTCTTTATGCTGATATGTATCTCGATAAAGAGCGAGTTGGAACAATGGTTGCCGAACCGGCTTATAACGAAGATGTTAGAGCCGGAAGAATAAGACTTAATACGAAGAAAGGAGATGCTTAAAATGTCAGGTACTGTAACTATTCCTATTCCGATAAAAGGGTTGCAATACTCTTTTGATGGAACAAATTACAGCGACATTCCTGTTGCACCTACTTCTATGGAAATTGAGTTAGAACAGGTAACCGCAAATTCATACAGAACTGTTGATAGAAATATCACATTACACAACGACTTTCTCGGAGTTATTGTAAAAAATTCTTTAACTTGGGACACAATGAACAGAGAGGAATTTGCCGTTTTATCATCAATGTTTTTTTTAAACAGCTTTATTTACCTGCGTTTTTCAAATCCCGATTTGAGACCTGGGAGGCCTGAATTTCTTGCCTGCCAGTTCAAGTGTGGTAACATAAAGACTCAATATGAACAAGTTGATAAAACAACCGGTCATCCGACCATGTACGGCAAAATCTCACAAAGCTTTACGCAGAGGAGCGCAGCATAATGAATAAAGCATATAAGTATGATAGCTTTTGCAGTCAAGGCGAAAATGCCGCAGATAAAACAAAAGAATTTCACGATAAGAGCAACGGTGCAAACAGACGCAACGGCTTTCTGATGAAAGATATTAACGTAGATATTCTACCGTATGAACCTGTTGAGATAACTCATACACTTACGCTTATTTATCCTACAAGCCTCTCTCTGAAAGTAAACGATGTGGCTCTAAGCTATAATACAGTAGATGGCAACCGTTTAAGTACGGTTGCCAATATTTCTGAGAGTGACAATATAAGAATAGAGCTTGTTCATGAAAACTATACTTTCTTATATGAACTCGATTCAGATGGTTATGATGTAATTTTCTATGATGATGTTTTAACTCTATCTTCTGTGGTTAATGATTTGTCTATTACTTTTAGAGTAACATCAAATCTTACACCTATAGTTCATTTTGTCTGTGAAGATTCAAGCGGAATTACAGAGCTTGTAATAAACGGATCGGATTTTATAATTCCTGATGAAGGTGAGATAGACGTCGATCGAGAATACCCACTTAACAATGTAACGAAAATTGATTTTACAATAGTACCTAACGAAGGCTTTATTATTGAAAATTGTAGTGCTTATATAAACTCTGCATATTCAACAGCTGCAAGCCTTACTTCAAACGGAGATTCTTATTCTCTACCGCTCAATCAGCAATCGGGCGATAGTAATGTAACAGAATTTTGGGTTGTTTTTTCAGCAAAAGCTGAGCCAACAAATGACTATATGATTGAATTGCATATTACGCCCTCACATATCAGTAGTTTTGAATTGAATAATCTCGCTGTTACAAATCCGCAAAAGAATATTTTCGTAGATTTTGTTTCAATTTCAGAAAGCGAACAGCAAATAAGTGTAAATGTTGCGGAAGGATGTACTCTTGTATCGCGTACTGTAGACGGAGTGAAAACGACATTAAACTCGTCTTCAGATACATTTTCAATAAGCTTTGATTCAAGTAAATATGGTTCAGAGAATCCATACATAATTGTATATGAATCAACGGATATTCAAGAAGAAGCTGATAATGTAATTACAATATCAGGTCTTGATAACGCTAATGTTTCGTACAACGGCGAAACACTTGTTAAAAGCTCAGAGGGCAGTACATTTGTGTCTAAAATTTACACAAGCGAAAACGCCGTTACAATTAATATTACAGCTATGAACGGATATAGGTTCAATCAGAATCCATATTTATTAAACGACGGTGGAGAAGTTCTTAATGTGATTTTTAATCAAAATAAAACATCTGCTACTGTTTATATTTCAAATATTGAAAATGATGTAACAATAATCGTGCCAATAATTGTAATACCTACATATTCTGTTTCAGTTACATGCCCGAGCACATTTACCATATCATCTAATGTTGGTACACCTTCAACAAGCATAAGTGGAGCTATTAAAACCGTTTCCATAGCTAATATTTCTGAAAATTCAGATGTTGAACTTACATTATCGAGTGACCAGCTTTTTTATACTGTTTCAGGTAGCTGTTCGGTTTCTTTAAATAACAGCATTCTTTCTGTAGAAGATATTAATTCTAATATTTTAATCAGTTTTACAGAAAAGAAACAGTTTATCGATAACGGACTTGTTGGAAATATTGTCGCTCAATGTGCGGCAACATATCAATTTGAAAAGCTTATGTCTCAGAGTGATGCCGATGAAAATGGCGCAAGCTACATATACTCGAACACTAATCCGTTTTATAAAAGAAATAACGGAACATATCGTGTTCGTGATTCAGAGGGAAACGCGTGTATTGATTGTTCTGCATTTATAGGACTTGTAATGAGAGGAATTCCGTATAGAAATTCACCTTATTATAAATATCCTGCAATCGACAGTGAAATAGATAAAACGCGAAACTGGGTACCGAGTGAGGAGCTTCCAGATATGTATGGTTCTGAAGGTTGGGAATTTCCTGAGCTTGACCAAATTCAAGATAACAATGAATATGGTATAACTCAGGCTACAGACATTGGATTTTCAGGATACAAAACAGTCAGATATGCCTCTGATATGGCGAGATTCTTTGAAAAAAATGGATATACCGTTTTTGATGTAGGTAGTAGTGTCGATAATTTGTGGTATAACAATTCATCTGATTCTGAACTCTCAAATGTAATTCCTTGGGATACAACAGATTCCGAAAGCTTTGTAAGTCTCAATTCTAAAAAGCTATGTGAATTACTTCAACCGGGAGACCTTTTGTTCTGGTCAAAAAGAGCTTGGTTTTTGAATTCTAAAAGTAAGACATTAAGTAGTTTCGGAATTTCAATATCAGGTGTTCCGAAGATTGGAGATACAATTACAGTTGTTTTGAATGGAACAGAGGTTTCTTATTCTTCTAACACAGAAAATGAAATTGAAGTTACAATTCATTCTGAAACTTTTAAATCAGCCGTTGATAATATAAACGGCAATTACACTTTTAGTTATAATTGGAAACAAGCAGGACGGTACCGAAAGATATCTCATATAGCAATAGTAGCAGAGAAGACAGATAGATATTTCCATGTAAGCACTTCTTCAAACAGTGACTTCGCACCCGGAGATAATGAAGATGATACAACACAAAGCGGTGGTGTTATGTATCCAACTTTAACGCCTAATCACATGAGATATCTGTGCTTAATTGTCAGACCAAATTATCGCGAAAAATGCGAAGGCGACCTTGAATATCTGAAACGCCGCAATCTGATTAATTATCCGCCTCGATGGAGTTCACAAATAAACTCAATTCCTACATCATATAGTAATTTGACTTATACGAGCATAAGCAATAATCAACTTGAATTAAATGGTGTTAAAGGTAATGGAAATTCATTTACGAGATACATCCGCGGCGCAAATTCAGATGGTTCAAATATAGTTAAAGACAATGTTATTTATCTTGAACCCGGAGAATATGAAGTTGCTCTCAAAGAAATATCAGGAATGATTTCAACTGTATCTACAAAAAGTGGTACTATCAATAATTATAAAGGCACAGGATTCAGTCTGAATGTGAGTAAAGCCGATGGAACGGCTATTCCTACGGTTAATGGAACGGCTAAATGTCAAGCATATGTAGGTCATTTTGCTACATTTAGAATTACAGAGAAAACTGCTGTTAGAGTTGGATTGTACATAGGTACCAATGAATATGATTTCGATGATTACATTTTTGAACCTTCAATTAAATTGCTTTCATTCAGTGACATTGAATGGGAAGAAGCTACAGCGTATTCACGAACAAATAATAGATCTGCAGGGTTTGAACTCCAAAGTACTGGTATATATCAATATTCAACAAGCGTTTCATCAGAAGATACTATTACAAGAGCATTAAGTGTTGATTATATAAGCGGAGCTTCATATAAACTCACTTTTGATGTAATTCCTTCATCTGTTTGGATTAAAACAAGCAGTAGCAAGTCAACTGTAGAATGTTCTACAAGTAATGGTTTTAGTAAACTTGATTCTTCGCTTTTGAGATTCGATACAGCAGATAAGACGATAACTATTCATTCTGGAGCGATTGGCAACAACGACAGTGCTCAATACTTGTTGATAGGTTTCTCGGGATTTTCGAGTGGCACAATTCCGAAAATCACAAAAATAGAATACTGCAACCTTGATTTAGGTACAGCATCAGAGGATAGCATACAACCGTATTTTTCGGAAGCAGATATTCTTGACGCTCTGATTACACACGAGGTTGATATCACGGGTGAAACTATTCCATATTCCCGTTATTCAATAACTGTAAAAGATGATCAAAATATTTTCAATCCTGCAATAGAAGATAATGCAGCTAAAGACTTTTCTCAAAATCAGATGTTTGAGCTTTACAGCATTGTGTGTGATTATGGTAATGTGCTTAGTGCGTCAATTCTTCTTAATCCGGATTATTATATTACGAAGGTCGGTACTGCCCGATTGAAGAATATCACGGCAGGTGATTCGAGTGCAGTATTTAATCTTATCGGTCCGATCGAATTTTATGACAATCAGTATTTAAGCAATGATGAGTTGCTTCTATCATCTTCAATTAACAAAATATCAATAAAAGAATACTTGCAAAGAATTTTTGGGTCTGATATTGATGTTTCCGCATTTGAAGATAATGACAAAACCATAACTCCATTTTCCACAGAAAGTAAATCCGAAATTGTCCGAATAATAGCACAATCCCATGCTATGTTCTTGGATGAAACTACTGACGGAAAAATATGCTTTAAAACTCTTGGAGGATTGAAGTTTGCGGCATATGATTCTAATGAAGTGTTTAAGCTGTCACTTGACAAACAAGTTCAAAACCCAACATTTTCAAAGTACGACGAACCTGTTGATTCGATTAAGTTAAATGTTTATCGAAATAACATTGGGTTAACAGAAACAATAGGCCATGATAATCTAACTATTATGGTTAAATCAATCAATTCGTCTGAAGAAGGTACATACATTGATGATGGCTCAAGCATGATTAGTTACATTACAGCAGGTACTACAGATGGAAATACTGAAGTTTTTTATGACGAGAACGGAAATGTTCAGTCTTCTACTGATTTTGTTAAGGTTTTAAACAAATATAACAACCTTAAATATATAAGATTCCGTTTCTATCTTGAAAAAAAATGCAACTCTGATTCTTTACGGTTTAAGGCTTCAAGCATATTTGGTTCGGATTTTAAAAATCCCGACAACCAATCAACTAAAGACTTGGCTTATAATGTTTCGAGATTTGATTTTGAAAATGCAGGTTATCCAAAAAGAAGTGGATGTATTGTTACTGAGAATTTTATTGATTTTTGGTTTACATACAATTCATTAGGAGGGCGTTTTCAGTTTTCTAATTTGATTTCTACATATACCAATTTTGAAGATTTCTTTTACAATATTCTTATTTTTAGCGTATGCATTATCTCAAAGATAACAGGAAATCCTATAGAAAGTGATTCGTTTAGTTATTATTTCCAACCATTTAATGCAGCAGATAATGAATATGTAGTTGATAATCCACTTATTACATCAACACGTCAAGCTGAGATTCTTGCTTCTTATTTATTGCTTGTTAAAAACCGCAGAATTTATGATGCTGAAATAAAATGGAGAGGCGACTGTTCAATTCAAACATCAGACAAAATTCTGACTGCAACACCGATTGGAGCAGGCGAGCAGAAAACATTTGAAAACTATCAGCAAGGAATTGTTGTTAAAAATGAAATCGACTTTAATGGTGGATTGACTGAAACAACAGTAGTTGCTATTCCACAGCAGAGATTTGTAGAAAAAGAAAATTCTGATGAAAATTTATCAGTGTCTATAGGGATAGAAGGTTTATCTTTTGCTGAAGATGTTGATATCAAATAGGAGGTAAATATGGTTTTTACAAAAAAAATATGGGATAGAGTGAACAACTTCCTGTTGTCAATCGAAGACCTCAATCGAATTGAAAATGGAATTTATGAAGCTCTATCTAAAATAGAGAACTTAAATTCATCACAACAAGTAATTGGTGGGTTAGTGACTTTAACGGGATTTGTAATTAATTACAATCCTTATGGTAGTAATTTCAACGATGATCTATACTCTGCAGCGTATCATATCAATTTTGAAGATTATATAGAGTCATCATTTTCCGAATTACCATCAGTTGTTGTTACACCAATTACAAGTTCTCCAAGCACTGTTTTTGTTAGTGTTGTAAATGTAACAAAAACTGGGTTTGATATCTTCGTGAGAAGAAACGCTAACTGGAATACCGGTGTTTTTTGGCAAGCAACAGGAAATGTTTAAGGAGTGATAATTATGATTCATTTAATTGATGTCCGTGCCACAAGATATTTAGTAACTGAAAACTATAAAATCGGTGTCATAGGCGAGAATAATGCTGAGGTTTTTCAGTTTGATTTTCCCGATAAAATCAATGGTGAGTTAATAAGTGCGTTTACACCGGAGCTTGTTTTTAATAATAAGTACAACGGTGCATCACAGAGTTATGTTTACGACTTGCCATCAGATAAGACTTTCCGTATTCCCGCTGAACTGACAACATCAGAAGGACTTACTCTGATGGTTCAGTTTAAAAAGGGCACAGAAATAAAATGGAAATCAATACCTATTACTTTTACTCTTGCAAGCTCTGCCGATAGCAGCAATGTGAATCCGTTTTTGTCATATCAGTCACAGTGGGAAGAAGAAGCCGCAACAGACCTTGCCGCAGCACTTACACACTCTGCGACCGAATCCGAGCTTTCACCAATTCCACCATATGACGAAATGACACTTGACGAGCTTGTTGATGAAGTTGAAGATACAATAATGTTGACGGATGAAAAACAGTTCAATTTGGATTGTATGCAAGCAATTATTAGCTCAACTGAGAGTGAAAAAACTTATAATCAGTATACAAATTTTCCGATTTTAAATTTAGGATATAGCAATCATATGGTTAAATTGCCTTATCTTAAAACAGACCGAGTTTCTTTTTATTGTGCCTCCAATGGCGTACACATTGGTAATTATATAGAAGAGGTCGGACTTGATTTTACTTCTTGCGTAAAATTTATGTCGGATTTAACAGATAACGCAAAAACAAACTTAAAAAAATTCGTTTTGACAGGCTTCAAAGATGTTGATACGGCAACGCAGGGTAGGGTTAATCAACTGTTTTATAATTGCAGAGGACTTATTGAGCTATATTGTGACGAACTTAATTTGAATCGGCTTGGAGAAAAAACGTATGCTCAGATTTTTGAAAATTGCTTAAATCTAAAAAAAATTGGCGGATTCAATAAAAACACGCGAAAAATTGACAATTCTCTTGGAAGAATTGACTTCACAGGTTGTACGAATATTTATAATATGTTCAAAAGTTGTAGTTCACTTGAAGAAGTAAGATTCAAGCCTTGTACATCGTTAAATGACGGGCTGTCATTAAGCCTTGATTTATCCTCTTGCGGAGTAATAAGCAAAGAAAGTATATGTTCGCTGATTAACGCTTTACAATTCTACACACCAGGCACAGTTAAGTCTGTTAAGGTTGCATATCCGACAATCTACAATCATATGACAAATGATTGGTACTGTAAGGTTGTTGATGAACAAATGCACGTTGAAATATGCGAATCGACAGAACAGGGTGCAATAACCTTTGAACAAGCTATCGGAAATCTGAATTGGACGGTGACACACTAATGAATGAATATGTAAAAGAAAACTGCACTTGTGAAGAAGTGCGCAAAGATGATGTATTGATTACATTAAGAGTTGAAGCAAACGAGGGTTATATCCTTAAAATTCCAAACGGTGATACATTCGACTATTGTCACGGAATTTCGATTCCAGCAAAGATTGTTGATACAGTATTTCCACAGATTGAATCAATACCAGAAAACGAAACGGAGGAATTATAATGTTACCAATTATCTTAATTAACATTCTCGGTCAGCTTATCTCGGACGCAGGTCTTGCAGATGAATTTGTCAACTACATAGTAATCCCTCTTGATAGGCTTTTGTTTGCTCTGGGGGTGATAAAGTGAGCGAATTAATTGAAATAACTATAAAAATTGCCGCTGTAATCGGAGCTTTATCCGTTATTGGCGGCGTTTTCGCCTTAATTTTCAAAATCAGAGATTGGGTAATAAAGCAAGGCGAGCAAGAAGCTGAAATCAAAAAAATAAAGGACGAAAATTGTCTGTTGTGTTACGGACTGTCGGCTTGTCTTGACGGACTTATGCAGCTTGGTGCAAATCACACAGTACCCGTTGCAAAAGAAAAACTTGATAAGTACATAAATCAACAGGCACACAATTAAAGGAGTGATTTTATGCCAAATTATCTTATTTATCCGACAAAAGTAATGAACATAACTCAAAATTATGCTCAATCGTATTCTCATAAACCCCACACAACCGGCAACATAAAGGATTATCCCATTGACGAAGCCTGTGAAGATAGTGGAAGAAGTTATTTCTATTGTCCGTGTGATGAGATTAAAATCGTAAAGATTTATGGTGTAGGCAACGGTGGTACAAATACACTTTGGCTTCAGTCTACTTCTAAGGTAATCTTTGCAGACGGTACAAGCAATTACGTTACAATTATGGTAACACATCCGAATGATGATACTTTAAAAGGCTTAAAGGTTGGACAGACTTTTAAGCGTAAAGCCGCAATGTTCCTTGAGGGCACAGACGGTCAGGCAACAGGTAATCATTTTCATATTGCAGTTGGCAAAGGCACAATGACTGAAGGTGGTTGGCAGCAGAACTCTAATGGTAAATGGGTACTTCGCACATCCGCTGGAGCCTGTAAGCCTGAGGCGGCGATGTATGTTGACTCAAGCTTTACTACTATCAAATCATCAAACGGTATTTCGTTTAAGAAGCTTAGCGAAACATCTTCAACAAAGAAAACCTCAAGCAAATATACCACAGGTACATATGAGGTCACTGCAAGCCTTCTGAATGTCCGCAAGGGTGCAGGCACAAGCTATGAAATAAAGAAGTATACAGAGCTTACAGCAAACGCACAGGCACAGGTATATAAGCTTTCGGGCAAGAAACCGAACGGACTTGTCAAAGGTTGTCAGTGCAACGTTACAGAAGTAAAAGGAAGTTGGGGCCAAATTCCTTCTGGTTGGATTTGCCTTGATTATTGCAAAAAACTGTAAGAATGATAATGCCGTTATGCGTGCTTATATCAACAACGGCAGTTTAAATTTGATTATATAAGGAAGTAGTCCAATGAAAAAGAAACTTGAAAACATAAAAAAAGCTCTGATATGGATATCAGACGTAATTATTTTTATTTTTATTGCAATATGGGCAATAGCTTGTATTTTTGTTGCAATACTGGCTGTGTATGACCTTGTATCAAATCAAAGCTCAGAGGGCATAGTGCAGTTTGTGACACTTGTTTCTGTTCCGTTTTCGGCCGGCATAACATTATATCTTGCCCGTTGTACAATTACTCATTTCTTCGCAAATAAAAACGGCAAAACTCCTGATCCCGACTTTATTGAAGAATCTGAATTTGAAGACAAAAACTCAGAAGCGGATTTTTCCGAATTTTTTAACGGCGAAAGCTCAACAACGATTAAAGGAGACGATTTTATATGATTGTTAAGTTAATTATCATTTTACTGGCGATTTTTATATTAGGTCTTATTACTGTTTTGCAGGCAAAATCAGACCTGATAGCCGACCTCGAGAAAAACATTGCACTTGCAGAAACAAAGCCTCTTACAGGCGAACAGAAAATGTCACTTGTTGTTGACACTGTATATAAAGCTGTTATTCCTATTGCTGCAATGTATTTTACTAAAACCAGAATTAAAAATATAGCTCAGTCAGTTTTTGATCGTATGAAAGAATATTATAAAGCAAGAATTGCAAAAAGTTCGCAGGGAGATGAAACAAACAAATGAAAGTATTTATCTCTCAGCCGATGAAAGGCAAGTCAGACGAGGTTATTCTCGCTGAAAGAAAGCTCATTATTGAAAGGATAAAGAAGCTCTACGGCGAAGACGTTGAAATCCTTGATTCTTTCTTTGATGATTTCAAAGATTCTGATTCAAAGCGCCCGGCGGTTGTTTACCTTGCAAAGGCAATTGAAGTTCTTGCAGAGGCTGACCTTGCATTCTTCAGCACAGGTTGGACAAGAACCAAAGGCTGCCGTATCGAGTACGACGTTGCCCGTGCATACGGAATAAAGATTGACGGCGATACCTATTAAGTGAAATTTAAAAACCCGTGATATTCGGTAATTGTACTGAGTATCACGGGGCTTTTTTTGTTTTATAGCGTGCAAGTTTTTAAATAATCGTGCAAAGA